AAGTTGAAAACTTCAAGAGGAATTTATTTGAATTTACATGAATCACCATTTATATTTGAGAAATTACGGAATCAAATTTTATTTTTCAAGTGAATTTTATCTGAAGAAATTTTCAGAGGGTTTTCAAAAATTCATTGATGAAGAGAATATGAAATTGGAAGTTAGATTCAGGAATCCGATAAATGCTCAATTATATTTTCTTTTTGTATATTATACAAAAATAGAAAAACGTGGTTTTTATGTGGTAAAAGAGGAAATGGAATTCAATAGTCCACCAGTATTTCAAGCAGTTTTATAATTGAGGTGATAAAATGGCACAAAGTAGAATTAAGTGGCGACAACAAGACTATTTGCAACTTGGAAAAGCTGTAAAAGAATTTAATAGAAAAATAGAAAGACTAGAAGCACTTGAAGATAAAACATATTTGCCATCAAAAATCAATTATCAAGATACGAAAGAAAATATCACTACACGTTCTGAACTTAAAAGAATATTGAACAGTTTGAGAAGATTTAAAAGAGAAGGTGCTGAAGATATTTACGAAACGCAAGCAGGTGAAAAAATCACAAATTGGGAAAGAAAAGAACTTGCGATTCAAAGTAGAATTGCAAGTTCTAGGCTCAAGAATGAATTAAAGGCACTTAATCGACCACTAGACAATGGATTTTCAAGGGTACAAATGGGAAGTCAGAGAAATCGTGAAATTGAAGCAAAACTTAATAAAATAAAGAAAATTGAAAATCTAAAAGGTTATGAATTCGATAGATTACGTTCACAATTAAAAAATTGGGGTTCTTCCGATTATGAAATGAAAAAAGCGATTGTCTATCGTGATAATTATATGCGAGAATTACAAAAATATTCACATCTTGATAATTATGACGCACTTATGAAACAATTGAAAAATTTATCGAATCCAATAAAATTTTATGAATTCATGAGTAGAAATGAATTGACAGTTGATTTGACATATCAGAGCGACCAGTTTTATACGCAGGAGGCTTTTAATTCTTTTGTAGAAGAACTTGGAATTAATATTGAAATTGATAGTGTAATTGAAGATAACGAGTGAAAAGGAAGTGAAAATAATATGTGAAGAAATATACAGCAGACTTTGAAACAGCAACTTGGAAAAATGACGAAACGTGGGTATGGGCTTGGGCTGTGTGTGAGATAGGAAATGAAGAAAATATTATCATTGATAATAATATAGATTCATTTATTGAATTTTGCAAAAATTCAGGAAATAGCACATTTTATTTTCACAATTTAAAATTTGATGGTGAATTTATTATATATTATTTATTAACGCATGGATTCAAGCACGTTGAAAAAAGAGAAGATATTGAATCAAACACATTTACAACATTAATTTCAGATATGGGGCAGTTTTATTCAATATGCGTTTATTTTGAAAAGAAAAATAAGCAAGTAGTAAAAGCAACATTCAATGATAGTTTAAAAATAATTCCATTTTCCGTTGACGCAATAGCAAAGAGTTTCAATCTTCCTATTTCTAAACTTTCAATTGATTATAACAAGCCACGTGAAAAAGGATATATTTTATCACCTGAAGAAAATGAATATATAAAAAATGATGTATTGATTGTTGCAAAAGCATTGAAAGTTTTATTTGATGAAGATTTGCAAAAGATGACGCAAGGAAGCAATGCACTAAATGACTTCAAGGAAATAATATCAAAATCAAAATTCAATCATTATTTTCCACAACTTGAATATGAAGTGGATAAAGACTTGAGAAAAGCATATAAACGGTGGATTCACATACTTGAATCCCATATATAAAGAAAAAGACGTTGAAAAGGGTGTTGTTCTTGATGTGAATTCACTTTATCCATCTGTTATGTATGATAAGTTGTTACCATTTGGAGAGCCTATTTTCTTTGATAAAGAGTACAAAAAAGATAAAGTCTATGAATTATATATTCAGATGATAACGTGTTCATTTGAACTAAAAGAAAACAAGATTCCAACTATTCAGATAAAAAATAATCGTTCATTCTTCCGTGGCAATGAATATTTGACTTCATCTAATGGCGAAATAGTGTGTTTGGTGCTAACGAACATTGACCTTCAACTATTTTTAGAACAATATAATGTATATGATTTGGAATATGTATGTGGTTGGAAATTTAAGGGAATCAAAGGTATTTTCAAAGATTATATTGACAAGTGGATAACAAGAAAAAATGAAGCAACACTTTCAGGAAATAAAGGTCAAAGAACACTTGCAAAACTAATGCTCAATTCTTTATATGGCAAATTCGCAACAAGCCTTGACGTACAAAGTAAAATTCCATATGTGGAAGATGACATTGTGCATTATAAATTATCTGAAAAGGATAAGAAAAACGGAATATATCTCCCAGTTGGTGCTTTCATAACAGCTTATGCACGTGAAAAAACAATCAGGACAAGCCAAGCGATAAAAGATTATTCTATTCAAAAATACGGAAAAGATATGTATATTTACAGCGACACAGACTCAATACACACATTACTTCCGATTGACGAGCTTACGAAGTTTTGTGAAATTGATGACGTAAAATTGGGAGCTTGGAAACATGAAGGAAGTTTTTCACGTGCTAGATTTGTAAGGCAGAAATGTTATATTGAAGAAATTGACAATAATATCAATATTACATGTGCAGGAATGCCAAAAAGCTGTTACGATTTTGTGAAATGGGACGAATTCAAAACAGGTTTTTCGTGTGGTGGGAAATTAACTTTCAAACACGTGAAACGGTGGTGTTATTCTAGTTGAAACAGAATTTACAATTAAAGAAGAAAAAACAATTACAAACATTGTAAAATTTAAGAAATAATTGTATAATAAAGACGTAAAAGAAATGATAAAATAAAAAAGGGGTGTTTATTATGCAATTTTTTTCAACATTATTGAATAATTCAAGTGTAAAAGTTTTGATTGTTGTAATTGTTCTTGATACTATTTTTGGAATACTTCGAGCAATAAAAGAAAAATCAATTAATAGTGCAATTGGAATTGACGGAATTATTAGAAAAGTTGGAATGCTTATTTGTATTTTATTTCTGAATTTAATTGATTATATTACTAAATTGAATTTAATCGGTTTTATTCCTGAAGGTATAAGGGAATATATAGGAATAGAAACAATAGGTGTTTCAACTTTATTTAATTTATTATTTATTATATTTGAATCGCTTTCCGTATTAAAAAATATGGTACTTTGTAAACTTCCAATTCCAAAGAAGCTACAAGAGAGAATGGAAGAAATTTTCAAAGAATTTACAGGAGAAATAAAAACGGAAAAATTAGAAGATTTACATTTGAATGATTTTAAGTAAAGGAGCTGAAAAAATGAAAGGAATAGACGTATCAGAACATCAAGGAATTATCAATTGGGAAAAAGTAAAATCACAAATTGATTTTGCAATAATTCGTGTGAGCTATGGAATAGGTAAAATTGATAAAATGGCAAAAAGAAATATTGAAGAATGTATTAGATTAGGAATCAATTTTGGTGTATATTTTTATAGTTATGCTTTAAACGAAACGCAAGTTAAATCTGAAGTAAAAACAATGCTTGAATTTATTAAACCGTATCAATCAAAAATTCTTTATCCAGTTATAATTGATATGGAAGATGCGGACGGTTACAAAGAAAAACACGGAATGCCTTCAAATGAAAGTTTAGTAAATATGTGCGATATTGCGTGTACAATGATAGGTACAGCAGGCTATTTTCCAATGATATACGCAAGCCAAAGTTGGTTCATGGGTAGACTTCGTTCCGATAAGTTAAAGAAATATGCGAAATGGATTGCTTGGTGGTATGAAAAAGCAAAATTTGACCGTGCAGAATATCCTATTTGGCAATATTCAAGTAAAGGAAAAATTGAAGGAATTAACGGTAATGTTGATATGAATGAAGCATATATTGATTTTCCTTCTTCAATTAGTTATTTGCAGACAATTAAAAAATTGCAAATAATAAAATTGAAATCAGGTTTAGAAGATACAACACTTCAATTTTTTAATTGTTATCGATATAGAGATGATTTAATTGAAAAAGTATATAATCGACTAAATAAAGAAAAAGTAAAATATGATGA